AAAAAAGAAAAGGGGCCTCGCAAGAGACCCCTTTTTTGAAATGTCCTGGGACTTACCAGGTGAAGACGTTTTCTTTTTTCCGTCACCCCATCGTTTACTTCGTTTAGAAGTAAGCGACTTTTTGGTTAGGCTGGAAGGCCTCGCCAAGGTTCTTGAGGATAATGACGTGGTAGTACAAGTTGGCGCCAAAGATGTTGTCGACAACCCCGTAGCGGGTCAATAGACCAACACGAGGAGCGAAATCATTAGGACCAATTGTTCTCTGTACCATTACAGGAATGTAAGGGCAATAGATAATACCGGTGTCATAAAACTCAGGTCCCTTGTATCCCAATAGTGCGTATTCTAGTCTAGCGGAACGACCACGGGAACCACCGAGCTCAAATTGAGCTTCAGTGCGGGTGTCACGGTAAACGTTGAATCTGCCACCAAGAGATCCGACCTTTGCTACCCCAACTGGTTGGGTGTTTACGTTACCCTGTACTGGTACCCACTGGAATTCAGGAAGCATTTCGAGGATGGCGCACACACGAGGTGTGGCAACAACGAAATTAGCTGAACCACGGCGGTTACGTACAGCGATACGATTAGCTTCAACGATCAATCTCTGATAGAAGTCGCGATTTCTCTCGACTAACCAGCGGCCGTCTGCCGAAACAGGGCTCCATACGCTATAGCCTTTGCCATAGCCACCGTTTAATGCGGTCTGGATCATTCTGATGATCATTTCACGATCGATCTCGGCCTGTAGCTCATAAGACATAGCGTTTGTGAGCTCAGTGTCGATATCAATACCGTTCATGTTCTTCAGATCCTGCTCGAGTTCAACTGACCAACGTGCAGCGAGTCTACGAGTGCCAGCCTCAACAGCTGTCTTCTCGAAGCTAACTACAATCTGAGGAATTCCGGAAGTTAATTCGTAATCCTTTAGTACTTTAGCAACACCGGTATCAGACTGGACGAAATCAAAATCACCAGCAGCACCAACCAGCGAGGTGGAAGATGTGCCTGTGAATCTTGTATCGAGGAACTGATAACCGAGTTCTTGCCCATCGGACTGCTTCTGAGGAATTAGATCGCCGCCTGAGAAGGAGCCATCTAGCTTGCCATCAGAAGAGCCAAGAGCGTTGCTCTCGTACTTGTAACGTAGCGCAAAAGCTAGACCAACGGGACCGCTCATGGGCTGAACACCAACGATTTCGTTGGAAATCAGCTCAGGGAACGTTCTGCGAATCATCGGGATGAGAATCTTAGGAAGACGAGCATCGCCTGTTGCATAAGAATCGGTATTACCGAAAGCACCGCCAGTGGCGCCAGCATTGACGCTACCGAAAACACTTCCTGTACCACCAGCAACATTAGCTTCGAAGCACCACTTCTCTTGGTTTTCCAAAAGAATAGCAGTGTTTAAGCGTGTATGATCATCTTCAATCGGCGCGACATTGGCGGAAGAGTAATCCAATACTGGACTCCACTTCTCGAGCAATACTTTGGCGCGATTTTCATCGATGTAAGCCTGTGTAGGACGAACTTTATTTGCCATATTAATTATTTTCTCCAAAATAATAAACTGTCGACCTTTTAAATAAACTATTCAGGCGTTATAGCCTCAACAAAAATAGAAATTAGTACTTGCCAAGCTCAGACATGTAGGATCCAAAAACTGGATCCGCATCTGTGGGCTTAGAAGACTCTTCAATTACTGGACGATCAACTTCTGTTGCTTCAGTTTCAGTAATTGCTTCTGATTTTAGATTGTCAAGCCTCTTCTCTTCTGTTTTGTCAAACATCTTGACTGTGTAGTCAAAATTTTCGTTGATGAACTGCTCAGACTTATCTGCAAGCATTTTGCGCACATAATTTTGAGTAGTTTTATCAAGAGAAGAAAGTTTCTTCTCCAGAACGAGATCTGCTTTAACTTTTGCAAGTTCCTCAGTCAATTTCTTGACAGCAGAGTTAGAGGCTTCAAGCTGCTTTGCAGCTTCATCTATCCTGTTCTTACCATCTACTACCGCATCACGTATAGTAGCTTGTGAAAGAGCGCCATCAACAGCAAGCATTTTACGTACATCTTCCAGCACGGTTAATGCGCGCTTGTTTTTTACAGCGTCTTTTACTTCAGTTACAGGAAGTTTTTCATCAAGGTAAAGCTCTAGATATTTGCTTACCTCGTTAACGATTTCATTTTTAAAATTGCTAGCTTCTTCAGTCAAAGCTGTTTCATACTTTTCAACAACTGCCTTTAATTTAGCAGCGCGATCAGCATCAATGGCTTCAACTAGCTTGTTTAATTTGTTGGTGTGATCAGCATCAATAGCTTCAATCAAAGTTTCTAGCTTCTTTGCATAATCTTCATCTTGCTCTAGTAAAGCTTTTTCAACATGTAGCTTAGCTTTTTCTTGAACTGCATCATTAAAAGATGCTTCAATTTGCTTGAGAACATCTTCTGTTAAAATGTCCTTTGTTGCTGCCTTCAATGTGTCAGTTATGTTGTTCATATTAAAATAGTTTGTCGTTTCGGACGCTTTCGATCTTAGATTTAATCTTAGAATCGACTATATCCTTTAAATATTTATTTGCATCAGCATAATTTTTTTGAGTTATGCTCTTAATAAATGCTTTGATATCAGTGTTTTCTTTGTTCACTTTTTTCATGGCCGCAAAATCTGCTCCTGTGATTTTATCATGGGGAGGAGCCATGGCTGCAATTTTCTTTTGCTTAGGCGATAATTCAGCCTTTACTTCTTCATCATCGCTTAATGTTTTAGCCAAAGAAACTTTGGTGTCTTTTCTTTGACGCGATTTAACAAGATTCAAAAGCATTTCTAACTCATGAGGTGTCACTGAAAGTGAGCCTTCTACATCACCGTTAGCACCAGTAATTACAATGTTGTGCTTAGCAATAGAGTCTTCATTTTCATCAGTTACAGCGCCTACTGGAGCGCCAATAGTTGCACCTGTTGCAGCTCCACCTGCTGCGCCAGCAGCGCCACCTAGTAAAGCACCAGGCAAGCCACCAACTAGACCGCCACCGATGGCTCCGAGTGTACCGCCGCCAATAGCACCGCCCACTGCACCTTTGCCTAAACCTTTAAACGCACCACCGATCATGCCTTCTTTAACTGGATGCTCGTTAGCTTCTGCAGATGCTAGCTTTGGGTTTTGTGTTAATGCTATAAATTGTTTTCGAGGCATTTTAGTTTTTTGACCGTTTATGGTCACTTCAATCTCTTCATCAGGATCGGCTTGCGGGCTGGCAACATCTGCTGCAATTCTAGCTGTATGTGCATCATTCATAGCGCCTTTAACAGCTCCTAACCCTGCGCCGAGCCCAGCGCCTATTAATGCACCTGGCACCCCGGCTCTAGAGCCCACAAGCGCGCCAATGCCCGCTCCACCAATAGCTCCAGGTAATAACCCCTTTTTAAAATGCCTGCTTGAAGCAGCGTTTATTTTTGCCTGTCTTTGAGCTTGTATGGCTTGAGGGTTGTATGTTTCTGCGTCTTCATCATCATCTTTTCCTATAGCAGCATTTACTCCCCCGCCTGCAGCAGCGCCTAATCCTGCACCACCTATGGCACCACCTACAGCACCTGGAATTCCGCCTTTAGCTAAACCTACCAAGCTGCCTCCAATTGCACCACCTACAGCACCTTTGCCAGCACCTACAACACCTCTTTTTAAAATACCTTCTTCTAAAACTTTCTTGTTAACAGCAGAATTCATAGAAATATTTATGTTTTCAACAGGTTAAAAAACCCAATAATTTGTTCTTTTAAAAAGTCTTCTAAATTCTTTCTTGGTAGATTCTTTAAAGAATCAGCAAACATTTCATACACTTCTTCTAGTGAACCATCTTGATTCACAACATACTGTTTGCTTTCCAGAATACCATTAACAAATGCTTTGGGGCATGATGGATCAGCTACACAATCAACTGCTACTAATCGCATGTCAGTGACCCTGTTAATACCGCCACTTTCTTCTGAAAGCTTACCCAATGCGCGGCTTGACATGCCCACTTTAACACCATCATTAATAAGTGATCGTACAATGCATCCCATGGGCGTTGACAAGATTTGAGATTTGCCCATGACAAGATTGTTTTCAAACTTTAAATTAGTCACAATGTGACATGCACGTTCTAGGTTGACTTCAGCAGATGTGGGGTGATTTAATTCACCCATGGCGCGCTTGGTATCAACCATTTCTTTGATGTAGCGGTTGACTTCGCGCTCCATGTCAGCACGTTCATAAATTCGTTGATTGCGATTGATTGAATCGCACATCATGTACGGGCCTTGAATAAAGAGTTTAGGAGCTTCTTTAGAATTCTTCTCTTCTAGAATGTATTCAAACTGCTCTTCTGGTGCAGGTGTTTCTACTAACAATCTAAGTGCAGATTTGGCCATATAAATATTTATATCCTTAGAATATGTTTATTTATTAATACCTAGTTCTTTTTCAGTAAGTATTAGGAATTTATAGTTATGTTTGGCACACCATTCTTTTGCCGCTTTCCATTTAGCTTGATTTTGTGCATACCTTTTAGTTTCATAAACTAATGTAGAATACCGTTTGTTTCCTTTGACAGGTAGAGCAACTTGGCTACTAGGTTTAATTTCTATGATATATTTCGATATTCCATTAGATTCACGCAAAGCTACAACTCCGTCTGTGTAATAACGGTGCACTTTGCCATCAATTGGATTTGTGTATGGTATTATAACAGATTCACTAGCCCATTCTAAAACATTGATACTTTCATCACACCATCTGAAAAATTTGAGTTCCCAACCTGATCTGTACACTGGATACCCTTTGCCTTTGTATTTGTCAGGGTTTTTTGGTTTAAACAAACCTTGTCTAAATTTATCGTTGCGTTGCAACGGTTGCATACATTATCCTAAGTAAAATCTAGGCGGCTCAGCATCACCCAATCCAGGCGCACCTTCGTACAATTTTTGCTCAAGAACCGCTTTCTCTTGTACACCTTGACTCAAGATGTCCGTGCCATTGATCTGACCGCCACCAAACAATTGTGTTCCAGTGTACTTGCTGCGCACATTGCCTACAGCAATTTTACTCAAAGCTAATGCATATTGATACACCCATTGTTCTTTTATGATGTCACGCAGCGGTTTTTCAACATAACATGCAACAATGCCGTAAAAGCGTGTATCTTTCTTCGGCGCAGGATACATGGTCATGTATTGTGTACGCTCATCAAACAAAATGGACCTACGGGTAGCTAATAACTTTTCTCGCATTTCAAGCCAATTTTTAAGTACATACCAGCTAATCAAATCAAACCCATAGTTACCCATGGCGTAGCTAAAATATGTTTGTTGAGCTAAAGTTTGTTCAATTGTAAACAGTGTGTTAATACCAGTAGTACTGCCTTCTTCAAATTCTATAACATCAATTACTTTTCTGTAATCCATGGCATCATAATCAAAGCTGTTCATTAATTGTTCTTGATTGCCTGTTGATTCAAAGTACTGTGCAAGTTGCCCGTTGAAGTTTATTACACTCAGATAAGCAGAGGTTGTCAATATTTGGTTTTTAAATATACCTGAAGTAAATTCACTGGACAATGGTCTTGATGCAGCAAACACTGGTGCCTGTAATGTAGAATTAGCGATATACACAGTGGATGAAGCAGTATTGATTCTGTTGAATTGTGGTGAAATGCTGAACAATGAATCAAGTTTTAAGCCTTTGTTTAGTTCGTAAAGATTTGAATCAAACACAAGATATTCTTCTGTGTAACCTGCATACTTTGAAAACATTTCACATGCAATGGCTATGTTTTCAAACAATTGATCTTGATGTATTTCTACATTTATTAATGGTGCGCCTAATGCTCTAGATATGCGTTCTCCCAAGCGCGAGAATGAGTTAATTTTGTTGTTTAAATTAGTACTCTGAAACGCGGAGATAGGGGTGATAGCACTGCAATCCATGCTATTATTTATGGTTAACTAGCAGGGGCTCCGCCAGGAGCTACACCACCACCGCCAGCGACAGGCGCGGCACCACCAGCTGCTGCACCGCCAGCTTCAGCGCCACCTGCAGCAGGAGCTGCACCAGCGCCTGGGCCTGGTCCAAATTCAGGTGGCATGCGTTCCCCGCCCATGGCTGCACCGCCTCCAAAAGCGGCTCCACCGCCACCAGCTTCTGCTCCTTGCCCGGCCACAGGAGCCCCAGCTTCTCTCCAATTAGGGCCTGCATTAGTAATTTGATCTAGCTCCCACATCAATTCACGATCTTTTCTGAGGAATTCTCTGTTAGCCATGACATCAGCATCTGACCAACCCAAATATTTCTTTTGTGCATATGTTTTAGAAACCAAATCAGATGTTGTGATGGTATTAAAGTTTTCTGCTTTGATTTGAAACTTTTGATTTTCTCTGAGCTCGTAAAAGTTTGTTGGTACATTGAAAACCAATTCTATATCAGCTTCATTTAATTTATACTCTGTCCACATTTCTTTTAATTTCAAATGTGTGACAAATCCGTTTTTTAAACCAGCTGCAAATTTTTGTTGCAAGCGTATAATGAACCGTGCAAACTTTAATTCTTCACGCAATATGTCAGTACCATCACGAAACACTTCTTCAGGGTTTAAACGTGAGGCAGGTACTTTCAATGATTTGTAGAGCTTCTTTACAAAATACATCAGGTCAGTCAGTTCACCTAGATTTTGACCACCGGCTAGCTGCTCTACAGTAGTCCCTGCAGAACCAGCACGTTTAGCAAACCAAAAACTGTCTAACATGGACTGAGGATTAAATTTTTGAACTGTTCCACCTTGATCATTGTCGTACGTGCGACGAGACCAATAATTGGTCATTAATTTTCTCAAATATGCTTCTGCCTTAGGCGGGCTCATGTTACCCACATCTACATTGAATACTAGTCTTTCAGGTGCACGCACAAGCCGGTAAATAACAATTGCATCTTCAATCAATGACAATTGCCTGTATGCACGACGTGCGTTTTCAATGAACGGTAATCTCAGCGTTTTGTTTTCATTCCATATGCCAGAATGAATGTATGTGACTTGATTTAAATCTAATGGAACAAATTCAACTTTGGCTATCTTGCCAGGGTTCTTCGGATCATAAATGTTTTTCTTGAGCAAATAACCACGCACAACTTGGTTTTGTACATTTTGAAAAACTGGGTCAACCACATCTGATGGTATGGAAACTATGCCTAATACTCCTTCTTTGGGGTACTTTTTGTGCACAATATGCTCAAAATATAGCTCTGCATCAACAAGCAATGTTCTCAAATATTCCCAGCCTTTTTGTTCTAATTCAAAGTAACCAATGTACTTTTGAAATTCTTTTTTGAGTTTTGTTTTTTGTTCTTCTGACAATTCAGTTTCTTTGAATTGCAATTTGACTATTTCACCGCTGTCATCTTTGTTGATGAATTCATCACATATTTCATCTAGAGCATCTGCAACTTCAGAAAATGCTGCCATGACCCGATAATCCATGAGCCGCTTGCCTTTGTCTGGTTGCAAATTTGCATACATGAATTCATGGTAATCTTTTTTTTGCAAAACATTTGCATACAGATCATCAGCTGTGGCTATGGTTGTGGATACACCTTGACGACCCAAGGCTTCTTCACGCTTGGTACCTTTGTTATAAAAGGTTTCATACTTGGGGTTTAATTGTTTGATTTTATCTTCCACTTCAAGAGCATGGTATGGCAATTTGGAAGAAATAAAATTGGCTAAATTTTTGCCAAAAGTACTGCGTTCATTAGGATTCACAGGCTCCGCCATATGTATTATTTATAGAATTACCAAGTAATTCAATTGCTTAAACGTCTTTTGTGTATATTACTCGTGTGAAGCGTCTGTTTGTGCCGTCTGTTAAAGTAACTACCAATTCTGCATAACCTTGTGCAAGGTTAATAATTTTGTCTTGGGTTGTTCCTAAACCTTTAGTTTCATTGTATTTAGCAGCTACAAAATCACTTGCTTCTTGCAAAGTGTTGAATGTGCCTTCTACTGTTTCAAAAGCTGATGCAGTGTGAAGAAAGGTGGTACCATCCTCACTTAATACTTTTTGATATTGATCATATATTTTTACTTGCTTCATATGTTTATTTAAGGTAATCTCCATTCATTGTAAGCAGACAAAGAATTGAAGTACAAGTTGTTTTGACCGCCGCCACCAAATTGTGTGTTGGCAACATAAAATTCTACTCTGTCTATTGCAGTAGAATCACTTCCTGGGTCAATATTAATGGTTGTAGAATTGTTGGCAGATGTGCCTGTTTGCCGTATGAAGCACCGTGCAGAATTAGTGCCAGTACGGTTGTACGCAAGTGTGAATACAGAATCACCAGTGCCATATCCCCAACCTAAATTTGTGTATGTTCCTAAAGCACCGCCAGCATTGCCTGCAGCAGTTTGATATGCATCTCCGCCACCTAATACCCCGGCACGAAATGCAAACAAATCTTTGGTACCGTTCTTAAAAACAACACCTTTGAATCCGTTTCTGTATTGTATTCCAAGTTTAAAAGTCAAAGTACCGCCTATCATCAACGGTGACATCAATTCACGCACAACATTGCATGTTTGTGTGGTAGCAGGGTTGTTGTCTGTGTCAATGGCATACATGCCAAAACAAGAATTGTCATCACTGTTCAAATTACCGCCGCTGTATTCTGTTGATGTGCCTAAGAAATAACCAGTTACATTGCCTATAGCATCAGCAGTACGAGAAGCTGACCAAGCTTTGAATCCTTGACCGCCATTTGTAGGTTCTGCGAATAAACCGGTTGAGCCCGAATTTTGCCATGCCATGTAATTATTTATTCTGTATATGTGTTAAATTACGGTAAAAATTCATACTTTAAACTGCTAAACAGAAGCAGATTAGAATCATCGCTACTGCTAGTGTTTTCATTGTAAAACTGAATGGTTCTCAATGGTCCTGTGAAGTTTGAAGATTGAATTATTTCACTTCCTGCAAAACGCCTTGAAATTCTTATGAAAAGGTTGTTTGTACCAGGAGTACGATATGCAAAAAGATCAAAAGCTGAATTTGCACCATATGGTATTGTCCATTCTGTTCCATTGAAATAATACCTGTCATTAGATATTTCAAAATTAAAGATGAAACTGCCATCTTCTCTGAACAAATTGAATCCCTTTTTACCGTTTCTCCATGCAGCTGCAATTGTGAATTGCAATGCACATTGTTCTGGTAAATTTTGATTCATGGATCTGTATGCAAGAATACGGTTGTTGTTGGCATCAAAAGCGCGCAATGACCATACTTTACCAGTACTGTCTCGAATATCAGCCATGCCGCCTGGAACATAAGCTAGTGCATCAGAAGACCCGTTGTTAATTTTGGTAACAGACCATACCCCAAATCCGTAACCCCGGTTTACACCAGATTCAAATCCAGCTTGATTGCCAGGGTATGTCTGGCCGTTGTAATATGATAGGTAATTTCCTGCACCATCAAGGCCGCTCACAGGAGCTTGAGTTGGTGTATTTGTAGGTGTGGGTGTAGGCTTAGTGGGTGTAGGGGTTCTGTAATTTTTAGCTTCATCAGAAT